GTATAGGAGACCCATTTTCGTAATAAGGCTTAAAATTTGAAAATTTGTTGAGGACTTTTGAGAATCGCTGAAACAAATAGTAAAAGAGAAAAACCTTGAGAAGTATTTAGTTCTTCTCAAGGTATTCGTTAAGTAATTTCTCTATTAATTCAGCAACACTCATATCAAGCTCAATGGCTTTAATTTTAGCCTTTTTTATTAGTTCATCATCTATTGTAGTAGTAAATTTTTTCTTCATAATATCACCTCAAAAGTATTATACAGTATTTACGTATAGTTGACAAGTACGTATATACGTGCTATACTATATTAAAGGTTGTGATTTGTTATGGGAAGAATGAAAACAACAGAACAGTTTAAGAATGAACTTAAAATAATAAATTCTGATTTAACTGTCATAGGAGAGTATATAGGAGTCTTTAATCCAATAACTATAAAGTGTAATACATGTGATTATGCATGGGATACCGCAACTCCTAGTAACTTATTAAAGGGTAGAAAATGTCCTAAGTGCTTTATACTAAGTGCAAGAGGAAATATTAAATTATCATTAAGTGAAGTAGATGAATTGCTTAAACCTTTTGGTGAAAGGATGTCACCTTATGTAAATAGACATACTCCTATATTAATAAAAACTGTAGAGGGATATTTAGCATTTGCAGTAATTGCTATGATACAGAATGGTCAAGGTGTACCAATCTTTGAAAAAAGAAATAACCACACTATCCACAATATAATATTATGGCTAACTTTAAATAATAAACCGCTTCAATTAGTCTCAACAGAATATGAAAACTGTGCTAAACCAATGTTATGGAAATGTATAAATTCTTTATGTAAAAATGAAAATACATTTTCTATGAATTGGAATGATGTTCGCGGAAATCATGGTTGCCCTATCTGTAATGAAAGCAAAGGAGAAAAAGCTATATCAAATTATTTGATTAAAAATAAAATAGCTTTTGAAAGACAATATAAATTTGTTGATTGCAGAAATAAAAATCCTTTACCTTTTGATTTTGTTGTATTTAAGCAAAATAAATTATTAGCCTTGATTGAGTATGATGGTCAACAACACTTTGAACCTCGTGTGAGATTTGGTGGAGAAAAAGCATTCATACAAACAAAATGTAATGATAAAATTAAGAATGAGTATTGCAAGGAAAATAAAATTATTTTAATAAGGATTCCCTGGAAAATAAAGAATATTGAGCAGTTTTTAGAAAATAAGTTGAACGAATTGGAAGTGATTTAGCTTTAAAATTACATTAATTCATAATTTAATAAAGTAGTTAACACTCATTATTTAATGGGTGTTTTTTAATTCTCAAAAGGAAGTGGTTTAGTGCAAGATAATAAAAATGAAATTTATAATATTGAAAAAAATAAGCTTGAAGATATCTTTAAAGATATTGATGAATCTAAAAGGGTGCTCGTAAATGGTTTGATACAAGACGCGGCTTTTTTATATGCAGAAAACTATGAAATTAAAGAAAGATTAAATAAAACTGGCATGATTAAATATCATCCAGATAACCCAACATTGCAAAAACCTCTACCTGCGGCAAAGGAATATAGACAAAACCTTAATAGTTATGCAGTTGTCATAAAAACTCTAAACGGAGTGCTGCTAAAGAAAGAGGATGACGATGATGAGGATATGGATGAATTTGAATAATACTTAGGAGGAAAAATAATGAAAAAATATATAAGAATTGAGTTAGTGGATAATGAAATACAGAATCAAGCTATGGTAGAAGATATGAGACTAGGGATTATAAATGATAAGAATATTTTAGAAGTAGTAGCTAACCCAGTCCTAACTAAGAGTGATGTATCTATATCACAGACAATGGTTAATGCTTTTATTAGTAATATAATTGTTTCTACTATTGGAGATAAAACTACAATGGTGCAAGTTACATTAGTTAATGGCTTTGAAATAATCGAAACCTCAGCTTGTGTGTCTAAAGAAAATTACAATGAAATTATGGGAAAAGAAATATGCTTAAATAAAATAAAAGATAAAATTTGGATGCTCTTAGGATTCTTACTTCAAAGTGCAGTTGGTGGGGTTAAATAAATATAAGGACTGATGATAATTGGCTAATATAATTGATTTTACCTATAATGGCCAGTATTCTTTTTTATTAGAGTATATAAGTAAATGCAAAAGTGGAGAAATAATTGTTGGTCATGAATTAATGGCTCAGTTAGATATTTTCCTTACTCATTTTGATGATCCTTTGATAACTATAAATTTTGAAGATGCGCAGAAGAGAATTAAATTTATAGAAACCAAATGTAAACACTATGAAGCCCCTTTTGCTGGCAAGCCCTTTATATTAATACTATTCCAAAAAGCATTTATAGAATCTATATACAGTTTTTTAATTTATGATGATGAAATAGGCAGACTGGTAAGGTTATACCAGGATATCTTATTTGTAGTAGGTAGAAAAAATGGTAAAACTCCATTTATAGGAGCCATTTGCTTAGCTGAATTCTTTTGTGGTCCTTTAGGTTTAAAAATCCTATGTTCATCAAATGATTATGAACAGGCTGACTTAATGTTTCAGGCCATAAATGCAATGAGAGAAGAAAGTCCGTCTTTAAGTAAACGTACTAGGAAAATCATAAAAGGCATTTTCTGGGGAAATCCTAAAACCCACAAAATGACGGGTAAATTTTCTTATAAAAACAAGGGTAGTATAAGAAAGATATCGGCAAAGACTGGGGCTAAAGAAGGACGTAACATTGGTGTTGGTGCAGTAGATGAAGTGCATGAAATGAAAGATAACTCTTCTATAATGCCAATAAGACAAGCATTATCAACTCAAGATGAACCTTTATACTTTGAGTTAACAACTGAGGGTGTTATAAATGATGGATATCTAGATGCCAGGCTTAAAGAAGCAAGACAAGTATTGGATGGAGAACTTGAAAGGCCAAGATGGAATATTTGGTTATATACTCAAGATAATGAGAAAGAAATATGGCAAGATGAAAGTAGTCATATGAAAAGCAACCCTGGGTTAGGTGTAATTAAAAAAAGAAGCTTTATAAGACAAATGCTTGAGGAAGCTAAGACAAGCAGACCTACAAGAGTATTTGTATTGAGTAAAGATTTCAATATTAAACAAAATAATTCATGTGCTTGGCTGATGACTGAGGATATTGTAAATGAAACAACCTTTGATTTAGAAAAATTCAGGAATTGTTTTGCTATAGGAGCAGGTGATCTTAGTAAGACCGGAGATTTAACAAGTGCCAGGATAATGCTTATGAAGCCAGGTGATGATCACAAGTATTTTCACCAACAATATTTTATTCCAGAATCTAAACTTGAAAAGTTAAATAAAGAAGATCTAGTAAAATTTAAGGAATGGATAAGAGCCGGCTATATTACAGTTTGTCCTGGTAATGAAAATGATTTTAGATTAGTATCTGCATGGTTTTATAGATTATATAAAGATTATAACATCAGGGTGTTTATGACAGGCTATGATAAATGGAGTGCTATATACTGGGTAAAGGAAATGGAGGAACTTGGGTTTGATTGCTTAAGAATTAATCAAGATTATGGAAGTATGAGCGAGGCAATGAAATTAGTTGAGAAGGATTTGAAAAGTGATTTAATAATTTACAATAATAATCCTGTAGATAGATTTTGCCTTGAAAATACAGCGTTTATACTAAATACTAAAATGGATATAATGCCAGTAAAAGTTCAGGGTCAAGATGAAAAGAAAATTGATGGAGCAGTAACTATTATACTTTGTTACAAAGTTTACATTGATAATAGACCGACATTTTTAGAATTAGTAAAAAGAACAGCGTAGAGGTGGTGATTATTTGTTTAAAAAATGGTTGAAAAACATAGTCAGTTTATTAATAAAGACTGCTACTGATATTTTACTGATAATAGGACTTATTTTATTATCTCTGGGTGTATTCAAAATATTTATACCAGCTGGTTACATAGTATTAGGCATATGCTTCATTGTATTTGCCTTTTTTATTGCAAAGAAAGGAGGATAACAGATGTTATTGGAAAGTTTATTTAAAAATAATAAATCAAA